CGCGTCGATCAAGTCTTTCAGCCCGCCGAACGGGAAGTAGTGCACCTGTTCCAAGAAGTCTTTCTTCACGTCGTACAGGTTGCCCTGCGCATCCTTCTGCTGAATCGGGCGAGCGATGCGATACGGCGAGCCCTCCTGCTGCACGCGTTTCTGCGTGCTGGTCAGGCGGCGATCGTCTGTGTCGTACGGGATAAAAAAACGTCCGTTGCGAAAATCCGGGATCAGGCGTTGCACGCGATCCACCTTGCTACCCAAGCCCTCGCGCGGCCACGCCAGCTCTTCGACCGGGAACACGAGCCCTTCGACATCCATGCGCTCGTGGAAGTAATCGAGGTCGGCCTGCGCGCCGAATGACTCGTAGCCGACTTGCACGTTCTGCACACCCGGCTGATTGAGCCAGCGGCGGTACAGCGCGCGCATGCCTTCCCAGCGCTCTTTCAAGTCCATGCGATGGTTGAGCCCATCGACGAGATACTTGTTGCGCGCATAGTCCACGCCGATCACCGCCATGGCCGTCTTGGCGCTGTCTTTCTTGTTGCTGCGCGCCGGATCGACCATGATGTAGACGTTGATCGTCTCGGGGCGCACTTCATAGATTTGCAGCCACTCGGTGCGGAACAGCGCTTGCTGGCCGGCGATCGGGTTCTGCAGCATCTGGCAGGCGATCACCGCCGGGCCTTGATCGCGCTTCTTTGCTTCCCAGACATCCGGGTCGAAGAACACCGGATTGCCATCGGGCGTGCCGTCAGCCGTGGCCGGGTAGATGCGCGGCACTACGCTCTTGCGATCGAGAATCGCCTGATACGTGTCTGCAAATGAGTAGCGCGTACCGATGTGCCACTTGCGCCCGCCAGCCATCCCGAGGTTATCGGACAGCTCCCAGGCGGCGGTTGTCTTGGCAATCTGGTCTGGCGTGTTGACCGACTCTTGCGTCATCACGTCGTCGTAGATCATGAGCTTGAAGTGAGCACCGGTCGGCTGGCCGTCGACCAACCCCCAGGCTTCTAGCGTGGCCTCGCGGATGTTGCCCTTGCGATTGACGCAGATGCCCTTCTCTTCGCTCCAGCGCGTCGATTCCTTCTCGGGCCGTTTAAACAGGATGTCCGGGAAGATGCGCTTCAGTACTTCGTTGCTTTCGAACTCTTGCTTGATCTGGCCCCAGAACTTACGTGCGATAGGGCGCGTATGCGAGAAGATAGCAATCGTAATCTCTGGGTCTTTGAGAATCTCCTGAATCGACCCCGCAAACGTGATAATTGTGCTCTTGTAGTGCTCTCGCGCCCAGAGGTCCAAATGCCCGTCCGGGTTCCTCTCGACCTCGCGACACCGTGCCAGTAGCCACGGGTGCAGCGCATCTTGCCGCGAACAAGCCCGTACCAGGAGGTAGTACCGGTCATTGAGGCACAGCCAGCGTATCGCCGCGATGTTGGTGAAGCCTTCGTCGATCTTGTTCCATTCGCGTATCAGGCGATCTAGCGGCAAATCCCACAGCTTCACGCCGGCTTCTCTTCGATGACTTCCGCGTCGAACGTCATGCCGCGAATCTTCTGCCCCAGCTCTTCAGCCTTGACCACGAGGTGCTGAATCTCGATCGGCCCGCCATCGGCCCCCGTGATCTCTTTCTGCGACACATCTTTCCACTCGTCGGGCTGGCGGTTCTTGAGCCAGAAGATTGCCGAGGCCGCATCGGGCGGATAGTGCTCGGTGTACGTAACCTTCTGAACTACGCCGTTTGTGCAGAAAATTTTCTCGGCTTCGTGCTCGTAGCCCTTCGCGCGATGGAACAGCGCACTGACAATCTGATCGTCACGAGCTGCGCGCCCGCCCTCGATCGCCGCTCGGAACTCCGGGAAGCGGTTCATGTACACGCTCAGCCGGCTGACACGCGTCTTGAGCGCGATCGCCACGTCCTGCAACGTCCCGCCCACGCGGGTGATGTGATACGCCTTCTCGCAGGAAGCGAGCGTGAGCTTCGATTCGGTCGGGTCGCCTGGGGCGTTACGCGCCGGCAGCTTGAGCTTGTGGCGCGGAGCGCTGCGGATAGGCGGCCTAGCTGTGGATCGGGGCATAGATGCCTGCAAATCCACCGGAGTCGTCGAACGTGCGCCCGCTGAACTCGTAGGCGATCTCAGGCTTACCCCACGCCTCACCCCAGGCTTTGAGCACCTCGTCTCGCCAGTTGTAAACCGTATGCGTCACTTGGCTGAGCGCCGGATTGGTAGCGGCCATGTGGTTGAATCTCCGATATAAAATAGGTCGGCCCGCCGCCCGGTGTCAGCCGGCGGCGAGCCTTTTTCACCCGCCGTGAAGGGGCGACGGGCAAAAAGAAACCCCGCGCAGTTGCCTGGGCGGGGTGGGGATGATGGTCCACCACTCAATGAAATCAACAGCATTGAGACTGTTTTCAAAGTGCCTGCAAGCAGCGTAGAGGATAGCTACGCCAATTATGCGCGCGAGTGTGGTTGAAACTTTCATGTTTGTCAAGGATTTCGAACAAGGAGGAAGGTGTAAAAGCGACGCAAGCCGCGCTTACGTTCTCACTGGTCCAAACCGGGTCTAGACCAGTGACATCCGTGGACAAGTGCGTGTAAACTAACCGGCGGGCCGCTCTCGGCCTTCTCAACCTAATGGTTTGATGATTCACGTGAAACCTGCCCGTGGTGGATGAGCCGATCTTCCACAGCCTGGACGCCGCCCTGGCGTTCGCCTATAGGATCGAGTGGAGCAGCACGCACCCGACTTCCCAGATGGGCAAGCTGCACATGGTCAGATGGAAACCGGAGTACACCGTAGCCGAGCTGCACGCGCAGGCGCAGATGATCCAATCGCACGTCAACAACAAGCTGAGCCGTGCCGAGCGTGCCTTTATCGAGTGTAAATACCGGTTCGGCCCACGCCGGTTCCAGAGCCTCGATGGTGTGGTGACGTACGTGGCGGCCCTGGCGGGCGGTAAAGCCTCGTCGCGCCGCATGGTGCGCGAGCTGTGCCACCGCTTCTATACGGGAACGCTGACCTACGCGGCGATCGCCAAGATGGTCGGCTGTGACGTGAAGACGCTGGACAAATACAACAAGCGGGTGATCGCCGCGCTCTCTGCGCTGTGCGCGCGGGCGGAGGACCCGCTAGTGAGTGACTTTCGGGCTGGCGGACTCATCCCCTGATTGAGTGGCCGCTTTGACCCGGTCAAACTGCAGCGAGATGGCGTTGCGCGCATCCACAGTCAGCGCGGCCCAGCCATCGAACGCCTCTTCTTTCGTATCAGAAACGGCCATGAGCAGGCTGATCAACACGCCCATGTAGATGCTCACCATGTCTACCGGTGACGCTCCCTGCTCTTCAAGAAATTCGATAATCCCTCGTCCGATCTTTTTCTGTTCAACTTCCGTCATCACTCTTCTCCAATGGGGCCAGCTCTCCGGCTGCGATGCGCTTCCAGTCCCGATACCACATGATCACGATCGCCTCTTCGCGGTCGCTGCGGGCGATCACGGCAGGGATGTCGTCGGGGCGGCAGCACTTCGTGCACTGGTGCAGCCACTTGTAGACCACGATCCTGGCATAGCGCTTCATTTCGAGACGCCACGGCTTGGCCGTGATGTCATCGCCGGAGTCGCGCGCCTGCCCCAGATTGCGGCGTACCGCGCGACCCCAGCTTAAGGCTAGGTCGTTTGCAGTTTCCCGTTCAAACGAGTGCCCCTTCGTTCGCTGCGACTTTGACAGTCACGCCTCCTTTCTCAAGATCACTCACGTAGAAGATTTTCCCGGCAGTCAACCACATCGCTGCGTTTACGACGCCATTCCAGCTATTCCACTCCACGTACCGCCCGTCGTTGGCGTCGATGCGCCGCGCCCACTCGTCCAAGCGATCGGCGATCTGATCAAAGGTTAGCTTCTCACCATCGTTCCAAGCAATCACCTGAGCGTGAACCTGATGCGCGCCGAAGCCCAGCATCGAAAGCACCATGTCCACATGGCGCGGCGAGTGGAATAGATTTTGATTTTGATGCCAGACCTTGCCTATCGCGCAGGCTGAATGTACTTGGCCATTCCAGTAAGCACCGCCGCGCTGCCTAATATCGCTCGGCTTGCGAATCTCGCTGGCCAGCCATCGCATCGCATCGCCTGCGCGCGTAGTGCGCCGCAGCCCTTCGAACTTCCGTACCTCTGACATATCCATGTTTAAACCCCCTTCAAGGTTCGTGATGGCATGGTGGATCAGGAAGGAGTTGAACCTTCACCCTGTCTAGCAGACTACGGATTTACAGTCCGTGGCGACTTACCCGATATTCGCCTCTGATCCGCGCTTTCAACTATCCGCTCTTTGCACCACGCGCGCAACGGCGCTTATGAAAAATCGACCTTAGTTATCGGTATGCCGGCAGCCTTAGCGCGGCGCATCATGTCCATCAGGCCGGTGCCGTGCTTGAATGCCAGCAGCAAGTCTGGCTTCATCGCGATCATCGCTGCGTTGCGCATCGGCGCCGCAGTACGCGGGTGATATTTGTTCATGTTCGCCCAGGGAATACGCGGCGGCTTAGTGATCTTTATACCCTTGCGGCGACACCATTCCGCCGCAAGTCGATCGCCTTTATTGCCGGACGATGCGTACAGCAGCTCGGTGATGCCATACGTCGCATGGCACGCCTCAATGCCCATGTAGATGCGATCGTTCGGTGTAAAGCTGCCGCCGTCGACCAGCACTCTCAATTTGGCACCCCTCTGCGCCGCTGCGCCTGCCACTCTCGCCACAAGCGCTCAAACGTCGCGTTGTCTAAGTCCGGGCGCACACGGCGGGCGACCTTGCGCCACTGCTCTTTGGTGAACCACAGCGCACGCCGCCCGCGCGCGTGTATCGTCTGTCCCATCAGTGCACGCCAACGATGCTGATTTTCACCGCGTCGGGGTGACGCTTCATCAGCATCAGTAGGTCTTTCAAGTACGAGGTTTCCTCGGCCAGCAGCTCGTCTTCGTCGCGACCGAGCATTCTAATCGTAGTGTACATCAGCGCTGCGTGCACCATGCCGGCCACAGCGAGGCGCTGGTTTAAATCCTCGGGGTAGTGCAATTCTAAGATGGTTTCGACCTCTTTGCATATCCGCTGAAACAGTTCCTCGTCCATCACAGCGATTCTCCTCTGTCCTCACGCTTGATCCGGGAGCTAACGTAGGCGTCGTCTTCCGGGTGCGAGCGCATGTACAAGTCGACGTATTCTTTCGCCGACGATTCCATTTGAAACGGCGCGCTTACTACCTTCCACGGGTCACGCGTACCCTTCTTGCGCGCCACCACCATCCAACCGACGAATCTAGGCATTCATCAACTCATCTATTCGCAACTGCAAGTTGTTCACTGTTTCGTACCAAATCGCTAGATTGCGGCGCCGCTCTTCCTCTTGGTGCGCCGGTCT